CATCATCTGATATATCATTGAAGTATCCTGAAGCATCGATTGTACCGACTGCATCAGTTGTTGTGTAAGTAAATAGTTGTGGGGCTACTCCTTTTTTGGATTGACCACCTATTGGATTCCATCCAGCTCTTGCGAATGCCATATTAGCTCTCCCTACAAGTTATATCTACTAGACCATTCGCATCTATTACGATTGCTCCAGCAGAGTACATTGCTGTTACCAAGAATGAAGTCTTCTCAGGAATGTAGTTTACCTCTGTTTTTGGTGGGATACCAACAGCACAACCGATAGCATCTCTATGGAATGCTATGCAAGTTCTATCGTTAGACCCATCTTTAGGTAATCCACCTTCATCACGATCACCAATCATATGCATAGTGAAACCCATAAAAGAGTTTACTTCACCTCTTACTAATGCCTGGACTTGAGCAAAGTCTGCTGAAATTGCTCTTTCATCTCCAAGCAATGAAGCAAGAGAGTTAGCATGAATAATCATATGACGATCTGTTGGTGGTACAGATTTAGCATCTAAGCCTTTCTTGGCTTCGATAATCTTACCTACATTCAAATCAGATGCACTTCCTGAGCCTGAAGTTACGACAGTATTTGCTACTGTTGTTCCAGCAGAACCAGCAATTAATGCATCAATAATGATTTGATCTTCTCTTCTTCCTATTGCATTCCCAACTAACTTGGCAAGCTCTTGTCTTTCATCAAAATTGATTTTTGCCTGATTGAAAATGTCTGAATACTCAGAAGCAACATAATCAGTTAGAGTTGCAGTTACACTTGAGAATGTACCATTGAGAGGTACAACATCTGTAGAAGGTGTTCTTACAGAAGCTGAACCTTTAGCCAAAATCGGAAACTTAGCAGTTGAGCCTTCTACTCCAGTTCTCATACGAGCAACATTTCTTAGAGTAGCAGACGCTTGATAAGCTTGATGGACTTCGGCTTCAAACAGCGTTACAAACGCTGGACTTAGTGTTGTAGCCATTAAAGCTTCTCCTTAGTTAAATTATTACATCGTTTTGGTTACCGGAAAATCCGACCTCAACTTTTCTAAAAGTATGATCGGCTGACGAGAGTTATCGATCTAACTTAGAAGATACACCAAGATATAGTAGTTTGTAAAGTCTAGATTACATATCTAGTTCTTATACAGCGTATTATGTGCCGTAAGCTTCCTCGAACTTCTTCTCAACTTGCCTTCTGTAAACTGGGTCGGTTTGATACTTAGGATCGGCAACCATCGCTTGTAGCTCAGTTTTATCAGGTTTGTTACCTGGGATAGAGACTACTGGTATTTCTTTTTCGCCTTGCATTTGTCTAAGTTTTTGTATCAATCTTTGACCATTAGCTGTTCCACCTAGAACTTCTAATTCTACATAATCTTCCTGGGTAAGTGAACCTTGCCTTACTAACTTTTGACCCCAATCAATATTAGATTGAATTATTTCAGATGCTTGTGGTCCGAGCTTTTCTCTTTCATTATTTAAGTCAATGTCTTCTTGTTCCTGGACACCACCAGTAATTTCAATAACAGTATTGATGAGACCGGTTATGGATTTGTTAGACAGTTGTTTTTCTTTACCAAAATCTAAGACGGCTTTGACTACTGGGTCTTCAGGATCAACCTGAACTTCTGATAAATCATAATTGTCAGGTGCTGTTTCTCCTAGTTTTTTTTCCAGGTGAGAAATGCTTTTAGCCATGTTTTCAATATTAGGACCATCCTTTTCATCCCAAAACTTTTCTGGAAACCAGTCCGGTCTTTCGTAGATTTCACCTTCGCCTTTTTCCTCTTCTCCAGTATTTTCATCTTGGTGTGTGTTGATGCCTTCGCCATCTGTTTCCTCACTTTCCATAGTTTTAGATTCTTCAGCCATAAGACCTGAAGTTTGTGTTTCTTGTGGCTCTTCAGTTTGAGCTATGTCTTTTTCATCATTCATTTTCGCATCTCCTCATTCTTTGCTGTATTTCTCTGATGATTGAATTTTGACCTTCTCTTGCATATCCATAAGAAGCATCTGCTCCAGGTGTCCATGCTGGTTGGTCAATAGTAATTGATACCAAATGTTGTAAAACTTTCTGACCTTCTTCAGTTGAAAAGGTTCGTTTGTATGCTTTGTCTATCTCGCTGGGTTCTTGTGGGAAAGTAAACTGTGGATCATCTATACCATCCCATCCATCATTGTTGTTGATTAGCCTGATCTTCTGTGCCTGGTTGTCCATTCATCATTCCTTGTTGTTGTGCCATTTCTGCCATAGCTTGAGCTTGTTGTACAAGAGCTTGTCTTTCTTCAGGTGTTGTTCTTATCGAAGCTGGTACACCAAGATTTTCAGCTATAAAATCTATTGCTTTTTCTTGATTTATAAAAAGTTGTCCTTGTGGTCCTAGACCTTGAGCAATCTGCATAAAGTTTAAAACTTCATTTACCTTTTCCATGTTTTGTGCCATCGCCAGGGGAGCTGTTGGAGATATCTTTACCTGAAGACCATTGACCTTCAATGGCAGTTCAATCATTCCTAAATCATTCATTAGCTCTAAAGTTCTTCTTACAATAGGATACATTGTTTCAGATATTAGTCTTCCAAATGCAGAACCTAAATTTTGTGAGAGCTGTCTCATTCGTTCTTGAACTTCAGTTGCTGACCTGGCACTCATGTTATCCGGTGGCAAGCTCTCATCTAGCATTATAGTCTTTATAGAGGATATTAGGTCGTTAGCTGTAAATTGAGAGAGATTTGCATCTCCTGAACGTGGCAAAGGACGGAGCGACTCACCTTGTGGACCACCATTCCTTGCCACCGGAATTATTGCACCAGGAACTATCCTGACAGTATTTGGATTTAATACACCATCATCAGTTGCAGTAAAGACACCACCGATTGACAATGAAGCATTTTTTAAACCGAGTTCTTTTACTTTGTTTAGTGATCTTATATCAGGCAAGGCTGTAAGAACTGGACCTCTGCCATAACGCTCTCCAGCCGTTTTCATGTAACGTGACACCACCCAAGGAAAGCTGTTTAGCTCTCTATAAACCAGCTCATGCTCTGCACTTTCATCAATTATTTGATAATGTACTTTGCCGGATAATTTGTCGTAATATGTCGCTTCAATTAAATCAACAAGTTCAGTTGGATCATTTTCATATCGCTTGACCATTTCTTGTGGAATATTAATATCAGGAAATTCTTGATCTAAAACTTCAAAAGGTCTTTTTAATTTTCTATAAATTTTTTCAACTGACCCTCTAGGTCCTTCATCAAAAGAAATTGTAAAGGTTGGGATAGCTGTATATCTGATTGGCTCAACTTCATCTCCTGGCTGAATAAGAAGAACAGCCGTTCCAATAGCAAGCTCCATCAAGAATTCACCCATCGCCATATCAAACCTAGATTGTCTCATGACAGAAAACATTTGCTCAGAATAACGATCTAAAATCTGTTGGACTTCAGTTTGTCTTTCTTCCGGTATTTGTTCTCCAGGTGTTAAACGACACCATGCTTGTTGAGGTGGGAATAATCCTGATTGAATTCTATTAGCAAATTTTTGTAAAGATTGAATAGCAGTTGAATCTAAAGTTTTAGAATATTTATTTTGACCTGGCACATCACCTTCATAATATCCATCGTATAAGTTACGATCCGGTAGGGCATAACGATAAGCATCTTCGTAAATAGCTCTCCAGTAAGACTTACGTCTTTCAGCATTCTCATATCTTTTTTTGAGGTCTTGTGGATTTAGTTTTGTCATGATTTTTTATGCCTATTCGCAAATTTTCTTGCAGTTTCTTTTGATCCAAACCCCCAGGCTTTAAGTGCCAAAGATAATCTTGTGGGTCTTCCTTTTTCGTCTTTTTCAGGTCCTTTCATGTTACCAAACCTTCCGGCAAACTTAATTCTTCTTGGATGTGTACCTGATTTAATTGGTCTTTTAAGATTACTGCCTTCAGTCCTTTTAAAAAATTTTCTACCAGCTTCATTTAAACCACCTTCCGGATTTTGAAATTTTTTAGCTACCATCGTCTTTTACTTTGCAAACTGGACATTCTTTTAAATTACAACCTTCTTTTTCTACAGTAATTAATGCCACTTTACATCTTTGACAAACATCAAGACCTTTCTCAACTTTTCTAGGATTACGAGGGTACGATCTCATGCATTGTCTCTAGGGTTTCTTCCTGGACCAAGTGTCCTTTGTGGAGGAGTTACACCAGTTGCAAGACCGGACATAAGAGTTCTGTTAACTCTTCCTCTTCCAGTTCTCGATATAGCTCGTGATGCTAACTTTCTTTTTTCTTCATTTTCTCTCGCTGTTGCTCTTTCTTCTCTTTTTTCTTGAGCATCTAGCTCTTCTTTAGAAGGACCAGCCGGAGCTTTTGGACCACCACCAAAAATACCACCCATTAGAACAATCTCCCATAAATATAATAGTCTTTGATATCAGGACCATATTTTTGCAATAGACCCTCTCGATTAAAATAACACATCTCCATCCATTTAATGGCACGAACATTAGTAGAACAAACGTATGTTTGTAATCGATGAAGCTTTAATTTCTCAGTAGCGTAGTCAAAAAACCTAAGTGATGCTCTATGAAAAATTAATTTTCTATCTTCTAAATCATGGGTAGGAAGCATCCAGGCTTCAGCTACTCCCTTCCATAAGGGATATAATCCCCATATGACATAAACCTTTGATTTATAAATTCCGGTAAAAGATAATCCTTCAACACCATAATCGGAAATATGTGGTCTGCCATATCCATCGACCAGCTCTTGTTCAAACTTTCTAAGGTTTGCCATTTGGATATGCCTGGGATGAAATGGTACAATTCTGTGTTGTATCCCATCAACTTTCATAACATCCATTAATTCATCACAATTAAACATAAATCACCTCATGCAAATATATTAAAATCAGTTTGTGCAACAAAAGGTTTACTGTAAGTCTTTGTTCCTCTTGTCATACGTTTCATTTCACCACCACCAAGAAGGCAATAGCCTAAAGCATCCCCAACGTGGGAATGTTCGTTTTTATTAGGTTTATCTCTAAATCTTTCTTGACCAGCTCCGACAGCTACCCTGGTAAAATGATACCCACCGGATAGGGATTTTCTTAATCTTAAACATTTTCTATTGACCAAGAACCCAGGCTTGCCCTGGATTAATCTATTCATTGGCATAGCTACTGCTTCTCTTCTGACTTTGAAATCATTAGTGGCAGTAGGTCTAGCTATAATGCCATTTGTTTTTAAGAATTCAAAAGAGGTTTGTTCATAAATACCATCCCTCGATGCACCGGCTGGATCACCCCAAACCATAAATTCATTTTTAGGAAACCTGATTGCCATCTCAGATTTTAGAAGGGTAGTAAATCGATCAAGACCCATATCATACGTTACAATCTCATGAAGAATGTGCCATGCTCCTGACGGCATTCGTTGAGCAAAGACAGCCGAAGGAGTTAGTCCGAAGTCTAATCCAACTTGCACCGGAACATTTTCATCGACCTGGAGATCAGCCGACATTGTTGAATCATCATATTCTGACCAAACTGGTCTGCCTTCCTGGACATAAGTGTATTTACCTTCGGCATAACATCTGACCCAATCTAAATTTTTTCCCCCTAATAACTGCTCATAATAACCATCCGGAAGATTATGTAAGTTCTCAGCTTTAGGATTAGTTTTAAACCACTTACCACCAGCCGATATATAACCTTGAGCTTCAGGTATTTCTTTGGGAACATCTTTGAGTGGCACTTCCATAACACCACCTGGTTGACGATAAAAATGCCAGGCATACTTGCCTTTTGGTTTTTCTTTTTCTGCCATGTTGTACATCCAATGATCATCATCACAAGGGTTACTATCCATCCAAATACCTCTCCAGGTACATCCACCATCAGCCATAGAAGGATATCTTCCTACTCTATGAGACAATCCATCAATAACAGCTTTTGGAAGCTCTCTTGCTTCATTGACGAATGCCCCAGTAAGTTCTAAAGACAAAAGCTTACGAGTATCTTTGGGTTGATCTAATGCCAGGAATATAACCTCACAATCAATACCGGAAGCATCTCCACGAGCTGGTAATTTTAAATGATGTTTTATCGGTGGAGACCAATGAAGACCACCCCAAACATTCTCAGGGAATAATTCAAGCCACGTTTTTATCGTTGTGGTTTTGAGCATAGGGTAACTGTTCCTGACAACAACAAACCTGGAATATCTAATTCCGTCTCTTGGGGATGGTTTTTGCTGGACAGCTCGTTTAAAAACTTCAGCACATGAAGCATAAGATTTACCTGATCCCACCGGACCTATTAATCCTCTAACAAAACTATCGTCTTTTAAAAACTTCCAAACAGTAGGGGAAGTACTAAAATCTAAATTTAATTTATCCGGTTTTTCTGTCATGCTCCATACCCAAAAAATTCTAAAGTTTCAATAATCAAGATACCAGCCAGGAGTACAGCTAAGATTGTATGATAAACATTCCATAAAATTTCATATCTATTTTTCATTTGGACCTACCATATTCACCTCAATCACACTTGGTTTTTCACTCTCAGGAGTTCGATCTAAAATACCAGCCGACTTGGCAAGCATCTGTAAAACCCTGACCTTATCAATCATTTCAATCTCCACTTCAAAACTTTCACCCACCGGTCTCGCTTTGATCTTCTTAATGCTTTGTAAAGCGTGTTCAGGTATATCTGATAAATCCTTAACTTTAACCTTGCCTTCGCTATCCCAATCCACAACGTCAGTAACTTTCGCCTGGCTAATTGATAACAACGCTTCTGCAAGTTTTTCCCTATTCTCAAAAATAACGTCTGAGCCTTTAAGCTTTTTTGATATATCACGAACACCACCTAAATTATTTAGCTTGGGAACAACTCGTTTTCTAGAATGGGATTTCGTCATCATCTACCTTTGTTTCTTCTTCCTTTGGTTCACCTAAATCATTTTCTAGAGTTGCATCTGATGTATCGATAACTTCTTCTTTTTTAAAAGCTTGCTTATCAAGAAAATCTTCAGGAAATACCTTCAGCCATACTTCACCTTTATCATCAGGTAAGGGCAAAGCATCTAATTTAACTGATGAAGGAATATCCATCTTAGTAAATAACTTACCAATCTTTATCCATTGTGTTTTCTCTTCTCCATTCAGAAAATACTTTTTTCCCTGAACTAAATTGTACGTTTTCTTATCCATGTAAAACTCCTATATGAAAAAATGGAAAATATTTTTGTGATACCCCCACATATACGTTGCACCCAGGGGGGAGGGTAGGTCGCATTTTGTCGGCACTTTTTATTTATTTTTTTGCGTATATACATAAACTAAACGACCATCTAGGATTTATACATATGAGTATATGAAGGTTTCATTTTTTTACCAAGCTCTTTTGCCAGGTCTTCCGGTTTCTTTGTCTTTGGTTGCCAGTAAGCTTTGAAGTAAGCTATCGTATATGGTGGTCTTGAGTATTCTTTTCTACATTGATGTAACTTCTTCTGTACTGCTTTTCTAAATTCATGAACTGTTACTCCAAGGTTTATTATCTCTTCAGCTATTCCTTCTTCTCTTTGATCCCATTTCCATTGACCTCGTGTCTGAGTGATGAGATCGAGTGCATGTGAGTATACATTTAAATATTCTTTTATTTTTTCTTTTATATAAATATTATTAGTTAAAGAATTATAGTTCTGTACAACATCATTGTGTTGTGTATCGGCACAACCTCTAGTGTTGTATAACTTCTTCTTATTCACAACATCAGGTTGTATCTTTTTAAGTGTTTGTTC